TTGCCGTTATCTAATTGCACAAAGTTACTAGAATTTTTCACTATTTTGCCTGTTGTTCCATCATATAGGACTACACCCATATCTATAGCAGAGGTTGGACCTGCGACCTTACTTGAAATATCTGGTATTTGTTCTAAAAATGCTACTTGTTTAGCACCATTTGCAGGGTCATAAGTTGCTTTTAGCATATCACCAATACCATCACCAACTGCGTGTAGTGGACTTGCATCAGTTCCATCTCCAGTAATTGTAGAATCTGTTTTTACTTGATGTATTCCACTAGTACCACCTGTATGAACTATTTGTCTAACTTTTGAATTAAAATCTCCACGTATAGCATCTATTGATAACCATTGTTTTTTAATTCCATCTAATTTATCTGCGATATCTTCAGCATCTTCATATTTAGCTACTTCTTTTATCGTTTCAGTAACTATAGGTTTTTCAATAATTTGTTTTTCAATTATTTTTTCTACAATTGGAATTTTGATTGATTTAGCAATATCCTTCCTATCTTTTTCTGTGATAATATAATTTTCTCCTTTATCACCTTTTTCTCCTTTATCTCCTTTTTTAGGTTCAGGTATTAATTCTTTTATTATAGGGGTAAGTTCTTCTTTTGTTGGTTTATCTCCTTTATCACCCTTAATTGTAACTAAAGAAACACCATTTAATTCAACTTTTTGAACTTCTGGTTTCTCTACTTCTTTTAAATCTTTAATAGCATCAGTTAGTTCTTTATAACCTTGCTTATGCATTTGAAATTTTTGTCTTTCTATTGAGTTTTCTTTTTTAGATTCTTCCATAAATGTATTATAACATAATTATATTGATATGTCAAGTTATAGTTTTGGTTGTGGTTTAGTTTTGTCTTGTTTGTATGTAAATCTATACATTTTGAATATTTTATCCCTAACTTGGTCATCTTGTATATTAATTTGGTCAAGTTTTTCAGCATCAGTCATTTTTTGGTATTTAGGATTTTTGAATAATTTCTCTAGTTCAGTATTAATCCCTTGCCCATATTTAACAACAGCTTCTTTGAATTTTACTTCACCTGCCTTATCTTTGAATTGAGATACTTGTTTACTTGTAGTTTTATTCCAATCTGTGAAAGAAGAACCCTTACCTTGAGATGTTGTAATTTTATTCACTTCATTTATCACATTTGTAGCCCTATCAGTTTTAACTCTAGCTCCAAATAAAATAGTAGATAATGGTGATTCAGTTTTTATTTTATCACCTAATACTGTTTGTTTAGCAGGTAGTCCTTCTCTCCATCCAGGAATTTTAGCCTGAACTCCACCCATAAAGCTACCTTTTGTATCTCTTTCATATGGGTCAATAGCCTTAGCAATATCAAGAACTATACCAGGAACTAATCTACTAGAAATCTCATTTATTGCTTTTTTAGATGTATCAATACCAATATCTTCAAGTGATTTATCTTTAGAAAATATAGCATTTTTAACTGCATCTGTAACTATATCAACTCCAGGTGTTTCTAATAATGCAGATTTAATACCTTCACCATATTTATTAATCTTCTCACTACCTATACCTTGTTTGGCATACATAGCAGCGGTTAGTTGTATTGCTAATGGTCCAAAGTATTCTACGGAAATCCATTTATTCCCAATTCTAACAGCATTATAGTTTGAATTTCTTAGTTGTTCTATTTGTTGTCTTTTAGGGTCGTAAGCACCAACAAAGTCATCAGGTTTAAACATTGAAGATAAACCTACAGCAGCCAAACTACCAATACCTGCTTTAGATATTGTATCTGCTATTTCTCTTATTATTTGTGGGTCTTTTAGTGTTCCGTTCTTAATACCTGAGGTAAGTTTATATAATCCTTTTATATATCCACCACCAGCATATTCAACACCAGTAGCAATAACATTGGCAGGAGTTTTAACGAATGGCATAAACCAATCCCCAGCTCTTGCATCTCCTGTAAGTTTATTTAATACATCTCTTGCTCCTTCAGCAGCAGCAGATAATTTAGAACGATTAGTGAAAGCAGCCACGTTGGCATCAAGAACAGCTTGTGCTCTTACTATTTGTCCTTGTGGTGTTGAGGGTTTAAGTTTCATAGCATCTTCCATAATGTCTTTTGCTAGTTTAGCATCTCCTTTTGCTATCTTTGTAGATTGAACTAACGCACTATCAGCGAAGTTAAAACTAGCAGTCCAGTTATCCATATAACCAAGCATACCTTTGAATACACCATTCTCTACTTTTCTACCTAGCCATTTAATACTTCCTTTACCTACAGCACTTATAGTATCTTTACCTAGAACTCTTTGACCACCAGCTCCAATATCTCCTATGTCAGTCATACGAGAAATATCAACACCTGTTTCATTAAATATTCTAGATGCCATAGCAAAATAATCTTTTGATACTTTACTATTAGCAATTTGTTCAGGTACATTGAAAGAAGCACTTCTTAATCTACGAACTAATGTTTCAGCTATTGTATTTGTTAAGTTACCAATAGTGTTCATTATAGGAGATTTAACAGATGCCAACATCGCTCCTCTACCTATAGTTCCTGTGGCAACAGCTAAATCACTAGATGGGTCTAGTTCTTTAAGATATTTGTTTAATTCTATATCAGCTTTAAAGTATTCAATTTGGTCAGCTTCTTTTGCTAAATCACCAATACCTGATTCACCACCCAGTTTCTTAATAGCCTTCTTTACTTTAGAAGATAAATCAATAATCTTTGAACTATTTTCAAATGATAATTCTGCATTGTATTTAGACTTAACTAAACTTGTTATTTTTCTACGAAGTTCCTCATTAGTCAATGGTTTTTTAGCCTTAAATTGTTGTTTAAGTTTTGTGGCTATCTCTTTAGGTATACAAGTATTTGTGTTTGCCATAATTATTTACAAGTTAGTAAATCTATAAAACTATCAATAGCTTCATTCATAGATTTTCCATTATTAATATCTTTTAATACATCGTCTATACCATTCTTTATTTCAGGTTCTATGTTTATATTCATTCTTTTAAGTTTGGCATCTAATACACCCTGTGCGTGTTGTAGTGATGTAAGTGGTCCAAAACTTGCTTCTCCTGAATTAAGGTAAGCAAGACCTCTACCTTGCTCAGACGATGTTTTTTCTGAAGATTCTTGGAATAACTCAAATAATTTATCCTTATTGTCATCTATATCATATTTTTGTTCAAGTTGTTTATATGCAATCTGTGGACTTACATCTGGGTCGTCAATCTTTTGTGATGCAACGTCTCTCCAATATTGTTCACCTTTTTCATTAAATCTAGCCCTAAAGGTATCTATTTGTTGGTCAATATTTCCTTTCTTTACATTTATGGTTGATTCTGTATTAGGTGTGTCTTGTTTTGGTGTTTCTGTTTTATAAGTAGGTTGTTGTAAATCAGGATTATATTCAACCCTCTTGCTTGTTATTTTGTCTATTATTTGTTCATCGGTTCTTTGGTCTGGTAATCCTTGTTTAGTAAATTCTTTTCTTTCTTTATTGACAAGTGTCTTTAATTCAGTTGCTGTATAATTACCTGTAATATCTCTCTTTATCTTATCAAGATTAGATTGTTCTTTTCTTATTTGTGCTCCGAAGTAATCCAACTTTTGTTGGTCTATATCAGGTCGTTCTGTTTGTTTAGTTAGTTGGTCTATCTTAGATTGTGTAGCTACTTCTTGTTGTTTATATTTAGTATAAGTAGGTTCATCTACTTGAAACTTTCTATCTCCTACTTCTATCAAGTTTTTAGGTTCTTCTACTTTAGGTGTAACTACTTCATCTACTACTTTGCCTGCTTTCTTGGTTAATAGTTTATTTAAACCAAATCCCAATACAGGAGCTGCAACTGCACCTATAGCAGTATCTCTAGCAACTGTAAGTGGGTCTATTTTACCATTTCTTGACAACTGAGCCCCACTTGAACCTAATGCAGAACCAATAGCACCTTCTTTAGCCATCATCCCTAAGAATTTCTTTGTGCTTGTTTGGGCTGCTTTATTCATAGCAAGATTAGATACCTTCCCTGTTCCATATAACCAACCAGCAGTTTCAAGTGCATTACCAGCTATCTGTTTACCACCACCTTGACCGAAAGCTTTCTGTTGTTCAATATCAATACCCAAAATCCTATGACTTTCACCAGAGTCTGCCATATCCTCATATCCTTTTGCTGCTAAACTATTAGGTGCTAGTGTTCTAGTTATTGCTTCTGTTGCTCTCGCTGCTGGTCTAACAATTAATGTTTTTCCAGCATCTTTAACTAATTCTTTACCAAAACCTAATACCTTAGAAACAATTCCTGGTTTTCTTTCTATTTTACTTTCATAAGTAGGGTATTTCTCAAGAACTTTTTTTGTTAAATCTTTATCTGAAAGTGAAGAATATTGAGGATATTTCCCTTTTATTTTTTTTGCAAATTCTTCTTCTGTCATATTAAATTCCTAGACCTAGTGGGTCATTATTATTAACATCAACACCACCTCCTTCAAAATCTGATATAGACTTATCAACATTACTTTTAGAAATACTACCTGGAGTTAATTGATTAACCCAAGAACCTACATCTTTTTTACTCTTAAGAGCATTTTCAATCCAAGTATTTTTATATTCCTCATCAGCAGCAGTAAATTGATTCCATCCACTTAGGTCATATAGAGAACGTAGCCAATCTTCACTTGTTTTTGTTGCCTTAGCCTGTGCCTTTTCTTTGGCACTCTCAATTTCCTCATAGTACTTAAACTTATAACTATTCATAGTCTTATCGTGGTCATATTCAAGTTTAGCCAAATCAACAGCAACCTCTCTTTCTGTTTTAGATAGGTCTTGCGACATTATAAATTTCTTTTCCTCTAAGTCAGATTCAAGTCCATTTATCTTATCATTCATATCCATACGAATTTCTCTCTCAGATAATTGGAAGTTACTTCTTAATTGTTGTCTTTGTGCTTGGTATGCTTGTTCTAGTTTCTCTATACCTAATAGAGCATTACCATCTGTTCTAAGAGCACCTATCTTAGCAAGGAACTCTGTAAGTCCTGCTTTAGCATTTATACGATTGATTTCTGTTTCAGCATCTTGTCTTTCAAATTCTGCTCTAGCCTTATCAATCATATATTGTGATTTTTCTCTAGCAGATGTACGTTCATCATTTAATTTTCTCTCATAGTAATCTAATCTAGTCTGTTGTTCTTGTTTTTGCTGTTCTGCTAATCCAAGTAATATGTCATTACCTTGTGCATCTTTTTTACCTAACAGAATATCTTTTTGTTGCTGTGTCCAACCTGCTTCTGTAGCAATTTGTTCATTAAACATATCTGTCTTTTGTTTTGCTACATTCTTATCATAGGCAAGAAATTCTGCTGTTGTTTTAGGTTCTGTAATGCTATTATTAACTATTTGAATTTTAGATATTATATCCTCTATCTTACCACCCTTTGCCACATAATCAGCTGCACTCTTTTGTCCTTCAGGACTATTATAAAATTTTGTAGCATCTTCAGGTGTGTTAAATGCTTTTGCCATTGTATTGGCATAATTTAATATCTTACTTGGTTCAAATTCTCCCTTTTTTGTAGCATTACTCATAAACGCAGTTCCATTAGTATCATTTAAAACAATATTAGCTTGATTTGCAGCATTTAATATACTTGCATTATTAGTGCTATAAGTTGATGTTCCAACACTTGGTGTTGATTCAGCCGTAGTAATGACCTTATTACCACTTGTATCAGTTCCAGTAGTCTTTTGAGTTATAGTTGTATCCATAGCTGGAGATTCTGATATAGTCTTTTTGGGTGTATTTAATATATTAGTTAATCCACCTAATCCAGTAACATCAGGATTAAGAGGACTTTCTCCATAACCTAAAGACAAATCCATATTGGCACTTGTAGGTTCATCTATTGGTTTTTCTATTTTTTTAGTATTTACTGGAGTACCTGAAAAGGTTGTAGCCTTTTCATATCCAGTAGCAAAATTAGGTAATCCACCATTTGCTAAATTTTGACCTATTAATGATTTTGGAGGAGTATAAGTAGATGTTGGATTTAAAACATAACCTGAATAGGCATTAGCACTTTGTAACTTTCCACCAACTGTATTAATAGCATCTTTTACTTTACCAAAAATACTACCAAGAAATGTTTTTTTCTTTGCTTGACTTTTTGATATAGTATAACCACCACCTTTTATTGTGGTATACTTATTATCACCATTAATAACATTACTATTAACCCTAGAACCTCCATATTTAGCTTGTGCTGCTTTTGTTAAAGGACCTGCTATTCCATCTACTTTAAGATTAGCACCTTTTTTATTTAAGGATTCTTGTAATGTTCGAATAGCAGCACTACCTGATGATTTTGCTTTTGTTGGTGATGTTCCTAAGATATTAGAAGAACCTTGTGTATATGTTCTACCACCATAAGAAACACTTTCACCTTTATTTAATTTTTTACCTGTTTTAGGGCTATATTGTACTGTTTGTGCCATATTATTCTATTATACATTATTATTAATGATTTGTCAAGTGTTAATTATTAATTTCCCCCCTATCTCTTTCCCCACAAAGTAAGTTATTAAAAGTGATGCTAGGATTACGATTATTAATACTTGAATTTATATTAGTTATCTATCCTACAAATTAAAGTATGTTTTTGCTCTGCTGTTATTGATGTTGGTGTTATTGTTAATGGAGGTGTATCTGCGGTTATTGTTAGGGTCCCTTCCATTATAGGTTCAGATGCTACTTCATTATTGAAATAACCAGCAGTGAATGGAGTTGTTTGTCCCCAAGAGAATGTTTGAAGAGCAGCCGTTCCATTTGAATTGACCGCTATATAGTAAACACCAGCAGATATAGAAACAGCACCAACAGTAATCGTTTCAAGTCTTTGTGAAGAAAATGTTGAAGAAGTTACAGAAAATAATTGTGTTTGTCCATCTTCCGAATACATTGTTATAGTAATTGTTCCTGCAGTAGTTACAGAATAACCATAAATACTTATCTTATTTACCACAATATTAAATGGAACTACTATCTGTCCAATATGCATTTTGGTATTTGAATTAAAGACCATTGCACCAACTACATCAATATCAGATATATTACTTTTAGGTATAAGAGTTAATGCACTTGATGCTCCACCTGATGGTGTTTCCCAAGTAACATCTCCATCTGCATCTGATGTGGCTACTTTACCTGCTCCTGCTCCTGTTGTTATTTTTAGTGCTGGGGTTGTTACTAAACCTGTAAATGTAGGACTTGCTAGTGGAGCTTTTAGAGCCAAAGAATCAAATACAGCATTCTGACTAGGTGCTACTGTTGTTACACCATCTGTTATAGTATCTGCTACTTTTCCATCTGCATAAGAGTTACTTGTAGTGTTAGCATCATTTACTCCGTGTAAAGCAGCAACTTGTGCATCTGTTACAAAGTTATCATCCAATCCGAGTGCTAGATTCACAATAGGATTTGCTGGGTCTGTATTATCTACACTTATTTTTGTTCCTGCTACTACACTTGCCATTATTCCATCTGCTCCATCATTACCTGGTAACCCCTGTATTCCTTGTGCTCCATTTGTTATATTAAAAGTAGAAGTAGTTGCATCATCATAAGTTATTGTATAAGTATCTACTAATCCAAGTGTTCCAGTTAAAGTTATACTTGTTATTCCTACTCCAGTATCTCCTTGTACTCCTTTATTACTATTTACTAAACCCCAAACACCTGCTGACTTATACCATACATTAGATGTTGAAGATGTTGAAAAAGCCCAATCACCATTATTCCCTACACTATTATCTGGTATTAAAATTGTACTATAAATTTGAGCACCTAATGGTAATGCAAAATCAAATATAGCATTTACCGTTGTTCCTGAGTTTACTACTGTAGGTGTTGTTCCTGGGTCTAGTTCTGTAACTGTTCCTACTTCTAAAGTAGGTGCTACTGCATTGGCATTAAGTTCTGCCCAATGTTCTGCTGTAATATTCATTCTAACACTTTCACCTATACTATGTGTTTGTGCTGTTGTACCACCTATTCCTCTTTCTGATACAGTAACAAAATCACCATAAGCATTAGTTCCAGTTGCTGTATATTTAATTATTTCACGGAGTGTTGTGTTGTTTGCTGATATTACTAACCAACCTGCTGATATAGTAGGTTTAGTTGATACATTGAAATCACCTGTAGTTGCTGTCCAATTACGAGTGATTGTTGTTTTGTAGAAATTTTGAATTAATGTAGGCACTTTGTTTTATTTTAAATTAATAATTATCATTAATAGTATTCTGTAACTATTACAATACCTGCTGCTCCTGCACCACCAATATATTCACCATCAAATCCTCCACCTCCTCCACCTCCACCACCATAAACATTTCCATCTTCACCATTGGTTTTATTAAAACCACCCTTTCCACCACCACCAAGATGACTAGTACCTCCAGTACCACCAGAACCAGAATCATTATTTATATCATTTGAAATCAATTGTAAAGATGCACCATCACCTCCACCAAGATTTATATCTCCACCACTTCCTATTCCACCTAATCCACCAATACCGTCAGAAATTTCCCCACCTCCACCTGTTGCTGTAGCGTGTGTTCCAAAAGATGAATTTCCACCAAATGTTTCTGCTGCTCCACCTGCTCCAATAGTTACAGTTTCAGTTGCTCCTAGTGTTGAAACTGCTATTAGTTTTTTCGAATATCCACCTGCTCCACCACCACCTCCTCCTCTTGATGTACCACCACCACCACCACCAGCTTGAACTTCAACAACTACATATTTTAATCCTGCTGGTTTAGTCCAAGTTGCAGGACTTACTGCATTTAAATAAGTTCTAACTATTGGAATTATCTTTTCATAATTTGTTTTAATTTGTCCTGGTGTAGCAACTAAACTAGCTCCAGTAGAACCAGTATTAGTTCCTGCTATAACCTCTGCATCTGTAGCAATTTCTACACCTCCCATAGTTGTTGTATTAGCATTAGGAACACCTGCTGCTACGATATTATTTATATCATCTGTCATTTCTGCCCAGTATTCAGCAGTAATGTTCATACGAATAGGTTCTCCTTGTGTATGTGTTTGTTCTGTAGTTCCTCCTACTCCTCTAATAGATACTACAACATAATCTCCATTACCATCTGTTCCAGTAGAAGTATATCTTACTATTTCTCTTATTGTAGAATTGTTAGGACTAATAACAAGCCAACCATCTGTAATAGTAGGTTTTGTTGTAACATAAAAATTACCTGTTCCAATGGACCAGTCTAATGATAATGTTGATTTGTAGAAATTTTGAATTATTTTTGACATTGTTTATTCTTCTTATTATAACACACTTAGTTAATAAAGTCAAGTTTATTTTATTGATACTATTGCTGCTGGGTCAAATGTTTTCTTTTCTTGTTTGAAACCATTTAATGCAAACTGTGAAATAGTAAATGCTCCATTTAATTCAGCATTAGATAATTGTATTGTTAATGATTGAGCCTTTGATAAGAAAGAAATTCTTCTCTTTAAGAAAGGTGATGATTCAGGTGATTGCCCAAATCCATCTGCCCATAAGTTCTCTCCGAAGTCTACCTCACCAACAGTAGCCAATTCATCTTCTGTTCCTAGTCCTATATAAAAGTTCTTAGACTTTGATGTTCTTATATCAGATTTATCTTGGAATATTGTTATTGTAATTCTAGCCTGTAAGTTCTTAAACATTAAATCAAGATACCTATAAATATTAAATAGGTTAAAGTCTTTATCCTCTACTTTCTTAAATGTTACCACACTTGATATAGCAGTTCCATTATCATTTAATAAACTACTATCCCATTTTAATACTGCAAAAGGAGTAACATTCTTTACTGAGTAAATTGTATTATTTATATTATATAATTCGGATGCTTTAGCCTTATCTCTACCTATATACTTAGTCCAACTATTCTTATATAGAGTATGGCAAATAAACATTGTATCATTTAATGTAGGTGTTGTTGTTGATAATCCAACAGATAAGTAAAACTTTCTATCAGAATACCAAACTGTTATATAAGGATAATTTGCTTCAGGAACTGTAAGTAATGTTTCTTTTATTTGTTCAGATAATACAGAACTATTTATTCCAAGAACACCTGTTTGTTGGTCTTTAAATCCAAATGCTCTTACCTCTCTACCAGTAAAGAACCATAAGTCATTCTCTACCCAAACAACTGCCTTACGAGAACAAGCACCATAATTACTTGATTGTAATTCTTGTTTGTTGTAATATGTTCCAATACTATCTTGAACTCTTGATACTTTCCAAATACTCTTTTCTTTGAATACGATTAAGAAACCATAGTAGTTCTTTAGGTCTGTTATTTTATCTACCCCTAATGGTTTAAATACATCAGTTCCTGTGAATGTAGTAAATACTCCACTATTAGAATAGTAAACAGTTCTAGGTTCTAATAATACACCTGCTACATAAAGTTTATCTTCAAATATTTCTAGTATGTTACCCTTAGGTATTGCTGCTATATCTGTAAATGTAGTTCCATTATAAGACCAAGCACTATCTACAGCATTAGAACCATACATTATATCTCCAGCACTATCTGTAACAAATCCAAACTTAGCACCTGCTGTTATTGTCTTAGTAGTATCTACCCATAGTAATGTAGTTGTATTAAATAGTTGTATTTTAGTTCCTTTTGCTCTTATAAAATAAGAAGTACCATCTTTCTTTTGAAAGTTATATAATGAATGTATCTCTGTAGTTTCTGTAGCACCAGATAAAGAAAAACCAGTATCTTTTGTTAGATACCCAGTTTCTATAAAATTCATATTTATAGGAACACTTCTTCCTCTACTATCATCAACATCTATAGCATCTGCCATATTGTCCTGTATAATACTAAACATTTTTTTGTTCAATGGAATATTATATTATTCTGATACTGACAATAATTCCTGAAATATTGGAATCATTCGTTTCTCTTCAGCTCTCTTTCTTGGATGATGAGCTTGGCACAATGTAATGCCATTATTAATTATATATCTTAATTCTGGGTATTCTATCCATTTAAAAATATGATGTGCTTGTATTTGACCATTACAGTTTTCGCTATGTAATCTACAAGTAAATCCATCTCTGGTAAATATTGATAATCTCCACTCTTTATATTCAGGATTATGCATTGAATGTCTAGTTCTATTCTGAGAAACTTTTTCTCTGTCAGGATTCCAATTCCAATGTTTATCACCTCTTACTCTACTTTTAGACATATTTGCTCTTGCTTCTTCTCCGTATTTTTTACCCTTTTGACCCTCACTCATATTTTTCTTAACTTCATCAGATTTTTTTACACCTAATTTTGCTTTACTTATTTTTGCCCTTTGCTCTTCTGTTAATTTCCAACCACCACCATTTGAAGTCTTGTGATTATGTTTTTTACCTAATATGGCAATACGTTGTTTTTCTCTCCATTCAGAACTCCTTTCTGGTCTTTTTTTACCTTTGTTAGATTCACTAATTTTTCTCTTAGTTTCTTCAGACATTACAACCTTTTTAGTTCTAGTATAAATTCCACGTGGCATAATAATATTTTAGTTAAATTAGTCTTGTGTACGAAAACATCTGACCTCCTCGTTGGTTGCCCTCTTCAAAGTTACTTTGATTAGCCATCTTTCTTAATATCTCACTCTCATATTTTGTTTTATAGAATGATGATAATTCTTGGTCTTGCAAATCTTCAAATGCTCTTTCAAGTATTCCATAAATTATACATTCGTGGAAGTATTCGTTTAATGTTGGGGTTGAACCTGCTGTAAGAGTTTGAAATGTAGGATAGTATTTAATACTTACAGATGTAGTTGTTGTTGGGTATATTTTAAACTCACCACCCTCTATAGTAATCATTCTATCAAGAGTTTTATTATCAAAGTCTTCTATAGACACTTCCTCAAATACATTACCTGCACTATCTTGTGCTGAGCCATACAAAGTTCCAAATGTTGATGGTAATGGACCAACACCACTTGTAAATGTTACTGTGCTAGAAAGAATTTTATCATTAGTAAATATTCTCTTTGTTAAATCCATATTTGCCTGATTGGCATATAGAAGAATAGTTTCATCAGAAATAATCTCAGATGTTGCTTCTAATAGTTTTGCTCTTGCTAATTGTAGTATTTGTGTGATTGTCATTTATATTTAGGTTAATTGATAATTTTCCTATCCCAATCCTCCATATAGGAGGACTGAAGAGAAAAGTTATGCTATAACTGTTCTAAGAACTGCACCGTGTGCACGATTTCCTGCGAACACTTTCTTTCCCCAGACAAGTAAACCTTTAGCTGTTGAGATGAAAGAATCCTCTGACATTTCAGATGGAATAACTGAAGTTTTCATGATTTGTAGAGCAAAAGAACAGAATGTCTTTGTACCTGCTACATACCAGTAACCAGTTGTGTTATCACCAGCAACTAATTCACTTGAGATAACTTTGAAACCTGCTATCATACCTATCAAACCTTTTTCAACTACACCCTTATATGCTGATTCAACAGCTGGGATAAATTCAGGAGCTTGACGTAGAACACCTTCGAATGCTGCATTAACAACAACGAAACGGTCGTTTCTAGGAGCTAAAGATTTGTTAAGAGTTGTAGAAAGGTCTACTAAACGTTGGTATGCTGTTTCCTTAGCTGTTGAAAGTGCAACCGCACCTGCAATACTAAATGTTGCACCTGCTGATACTGCACCACCTGAGTAAGTAGAACCATCTAGATTTGTTACTGTGATTTCAGTGTTACTTGCACGAGCTGTAACTAGGAATGAACCTGTTGCACCTGTTACTGTGAAGATACCACCGATATGTCCAGTAACGAAAGTTGTACCTGTACCTGTAACTACGCCTGTAGCTGCAACTGCAACTGTTCCTGTAGCGTAAGCTGTACCAAGCATATTTGCTGCATTAACCTGTGTAGGCATATATGCCAATAGGTCTGTATCAATTAATTCTGACATATCATTCTTTGTGTTTGATGCATATTCAGTAATTGCATTGATATCATTTTGTATTTTATCAATATCATCAACTCCGAATGAGAAGTAATACTGTTTGTCGATTATCAAGTCTTCGTATGTAGGTGTTAATTCTTGTTTAACAAGTTGCATACCTTTTGTGTAAGCTGAAAGAGAAATCTTTCCTGCTGTACGAACACGAACTCTATCTCCACTATCTTTAATAGCACCTTCGTAAGATGTATTTGTGATTTGTGGGTAGATTGTGTCATTGTAGAGTAATTCTACAAGTTTTAATGAATACTTTACTGGTGTAAAAGCAGACATTACGGGAGTTATAATTTGGGTCATTTTTTTAAATTAAATTTTAATACTATTAATGACACAAATAATTATATTTTAGTGCTATATCTTACCAGATTTTAAATCATCATTAAATTCTTTAGATAAACTACGGAATTGTGATGGGTTTTCTTGTGCCATACGATTCCAGTCATCTAATGAACGTCTTACTGTAGGGTCTTTACTTCCTGCCGTTGTTCGTTCTATTTCAATACGATTTTGTCTTTCTGATTGTTCTTTTGCACCAATTTCTTTAGCTTGGTCAAAGAGATAAATTTTAGCAACATCTTTTAATATAGAATCTATGTTCGATGGAACATTATTCACATCATAGTATTTACTTTTAAATTCATCTTTCTTTGATGCTAATTCAGGATATTCTTGAATTGTCTTTTGAAGTGCTGAATCCCATACTTGCTCATTGTATTGTTTTGTAGCAAATGCTATTGCTGGATTTTTGTTTATTTCATCCAGTGCACGCTTAGTAACAGTATTTGTATAAGCAATTATTTGTTTTTGAGTATCTTCATCATAATCCTCAAATCCCGATAATAAATCATTTGTGTTTTGTGCTTGAACAGGTTGTTCATTCACTTTGTCTTTTAGCTCGATTTGTTCTCTGAGTTTTTTATTCTCTTCGTAAAGACGTAATGCTTCACTTGAACTTTCGCTAAACTTTTTTTGGTAATCAACTGTTTGAGCGACATTCTCAATAGTTTCGTTTGTGGAGTTATCATTCTCCTGCGTTCCTTGACTTGCTTCTTGTAGGTTAGCGTTAGCGTCTACAATAGGTAACTCGTTAGAGTTTGCATTGTTTTCCATAATGTTTGTGCCGTTCCTTCGGAATGAACTAAAGTTCATGTTTCCATAAAGGAGTTTGGCATATTAATTTTTAATGTCCTTTTGAATGGTAGACTAACCATTTATTTATTTTTTAAGTAACTGTTCTATTGATTTCTCTGCGAACTGTTTTTCTAACATTGGACTATTTAAGAAATTAAGTATTTTCTTAATAAATCTAACTTCTACTTTCCTAAATATCTCATCATCTTTACTTAAATTGATTTCTGTTAATCGTGAAACTGATTGTGATAATTCTTCTTCTAACCAATTAACAACATCTTTATCTGTAAGTTTTCTACCACTTATTGCTTGTTCCCATTCTTTATAACTATCCTTTTCTTCTTCATTGAGGTCTTGATAAGAATTTATTCCAAGTTTTTTAAGATATTTTTGTAACATAATTATATATTCTCTGGTAGAGCATTAGTATTTTTAATCGAATCCTGTGGATTATTTACTTTAGATGGAGCTTCTTGTGGAACATTTAATGGTTGCTGTGGATTTTCTAATGCCATAATAGATTTAATTTCTTCTTCATTAAATAGATTTACAACCTCAAGTTCTTTTTGTTTAGCAGCCATTAATGCCTTAGGATTATTGGCAAAAGAATTTTTAATATAAGCAATCTTCTTTAAATCAAAGTCATCTGCCATATTTGCTTCTGCCTCAACCTCAACTTTAACTTCATATCCTTGTGGTGTTATGTAATCTGTACTAAATACATTCTTTGATTGATAATTATCATCTTCACCTTTCTTGAATAGGGTTACTGATATTATGTTATTGTTTTTCAATAAGTCATAATAAAGTTTTCCTAATTCTTTCCAAGCTCTACGGTAATTCTTTGATACAACACTATTTCTTCCTTGTGAATTTTGTAGTGATAATTGAACTTGTCCTAATGTTTGTTCTCCTGGTTGTTTCTCACCTCTTTCAATAGCAGTCTGTGCTACTGATGATTGAATCATATCCTTTAGGTATGCAATATTATTCGTTACATCTCCAAGTGGGTTAATTTCAACCTGTTTCATTATTTCTGCTGGATTTCCTGGAAGTCCATACATACCGAATGGCTTTGGTTCAAATGCTCTAGGTTGGAATGTTCCATTCATTGTATTAAAGAAATACATTCCAAAGTTACGATATGTTCTATTCTCTAAGTCTTGTGAGAAATACATATTAACAACTTTATTTATTTGACGAACATTGTCTGCTATACCATCTGACCAGAAGTCTACTGCGTCTGGGTCTGATGCCCAAGTAACAATAGGTAAATTTCTAATTCCTATTGCTTCTTTGAGTGGTTTATCTGAAAGAACAACTGAATCTGTTGCAATAGTTCTGATATGACGAACAAAAGAATTTGCTTCCTCACTCCATACTAATTTATAACTTTCATTTAATTCTACAATTACATCTGTAGCACCATAGTCATCAAAGTTAGTAACTCCTAGATTTTCTAATCTTTCTTTTCTAAGTTGATAAGATTGTTCATCTTCTGTTGCTTTAAGTATTCCTCTTTTTGTATCTAAAAATTGTTTTAGTTGTGCTTTGCCTTCTTCTGTATAATTCTTATTCGCAAGTATTTCACGCAAGGAACGATATATGTGAGTATGGATAACATAGTTTGCTGTTTCAATATCTATTGGATTAACTCTTGGGTCTATTTCAATATCATAAGGGTCAATAAGGTCAATAAATATTTCACCTTTACTAATTCCTATTTTCTTAAAACCTCTACCTTGTAATCCAACAATTTTCTTTTCTGCATTATCAAGAATATCTAATTTAAGTTTATCATAATGATATGAATATAATTCATTCATTACAATTTCTGCATCTTTATCTTTATTACTTTTGTCACGAGTTTCAAACTTTAATTTAGGAGCTTCATCTATCTTAGAAATCCAAGTCTGAATTGTTTCTCTAATAATAGGAATATTCACAGGCTGTCGCTGTGTTAATCTATTTGTATTTACTTTATCACGGTAAAGACTATATGACTCATTCCATTGAGCAAAACGTCTTTCTTTAAACTTAATAGATGCATCTTTATCTCTAATATGCTCTATTATTATTTGAGTATTATCCATTTATATATAAATTAGTTTTTACTTTCTTATTATAGCATACTTTAAATAGTTTGTCAAGTATTTTACACAATTCTAATTAGTTCCCATTTCTGGGTAGAAACTTTCAATACCTCCAGTTTGAACACTTCTAGTATAACTATTGATATGTATAGGTTGTTGAGGAATTTGCCATACTGCTAATGCTAAACTCATTATTCTATCATCGTGTTTTCCATCAGGAACTTGTATAGAAGTAGTTCCATTATCATTTAGATTATATGTCATTGATTTAAGTTCTGTAATAAGAACTTCATCATCAGGTATCTTTATTTTATCTTGTTCTAATAGTATTTGTAAATTCTTTAATAGGTCTGTTCTACTTGCTCTATTAAATCTAAATGGTGTAATGTTCATTCCTCTTGAATAAAGGTCATCAAATACAGGTTCACCTACTCCAGTAGAGTCAATTACTATCATTCCTTTGTTATATCTTAGGTATGCGTTCTCAATTCTAGCCTTTTGTAGGTTATAATCCATCTGATTAAATGAATCTTGCTTCTGTAAGTGAAAATCATTAAGGTTAAATGGTGAAATTACTGTAAAGTCATTATATTTAGCCAAATCTACCCCTAATTGATATAATGCCAACTCTTTTGGTGTATATTCTTCTGTTTTATATGTGTTTTCGTCTATTCTCTTAAAGAATCCAAGTCCATTATCAAGGAATTTACAGTAATATTCTTGTTGAAATAGGTCAGATGGCATCTCTTTACGAGCATCTTCTAGTTGTTCCGATGTAAGTGCTTTAGTATCATCAACAGTTAGTGTCTGACAGAACCATTTTGAGTCGTGTTCTATTGTTTTCATTAAATCCCAAGCGTGATTAATTCCTCTAGGTGTCATAATGAATATAGCCCAACCTCCGTTCTCCCTAAGAATAGGAGAAATAAAATTCCATACATCAGGTTTCATAAGAGAGTACTCTGAAAATACAACTCCAATAGGATTTGTTCCAACAATACGGTCAATGTTATCTGCTCCAACCATCTGAAGTATAGAACCATTAATAAGTTCTATAATCATATCTGATTGGTTTATAGTTTTTACTATTTCTTTAGGAAAATGGTCTAGAAATTTAAAACCACTTTTATCTGCTCCAGTCCAAATAACCTTCTTTGCTTGTGAGTAAGTAGGTAGAAAATAATAGTAAGTACCTTTACGTTCCATCATTTTCTTTGGTAGGTTAGCAAATATAGTTTTATCTTTTCCACTACGTCTATGAGCTACCCAATATAACCTATCAACGCCTGAATCCCATGCTTTAAGTATCGGCACTTGGTATGGGCGAGGTTGAAAGGAGTATGGTAATGTTATCTCCATTATATATTTAGTAAATCTTTTAATGTTTCTTGAGCATTTGACAATTCAACAATCAATCCATCAATATCAAGATTATCTATACAGAAAGTTAAATATCTATCTCCAATAAAAAGAACCATAATTTTATGTCCATCTGTTTCATCTATTTTTATTTCTTTTATTTCCATATTATCCATTTACAGGGTCAATTTCATCTGACCATAATTCAGAATCTTTATTCTCTGTTGTTACCTCTTTAATAATAACATCTTCTATTTGTTTAATGGTATCATCTACTATTTTATTTTCTATCTCTATAGGGTCTGCATAACTAATACTATTAATCTTAATTTCACTATCCATTTTACCCGTAACCTCTGTCTTAGTAGAATATCCCTCATCTTTAAGTAAGGTAGAAGAAATATATTTAGATACATCCATTACAGTTCTAAATAAATCCTTGTCAATAACTTCCTCCTTATTACCATCTTCTAGTAGTTTCATCTTAGACCATTGAACATCTAATCCTCTACTTAGATTACGTTCTGCCTTACCTCCAATAGATGCTCTTTTTAGTTTCTTTTTTCTTTCTCTAAACCAATGTTGATTTGTTACATTAAGAGCAGAATTAGGAGCAAATCCAGCATCTCTAGCTGCTTGTGTAGCGCTAGGATTACCATCTCTTAAACTCTTAATATACAAATCCCAACATAACTGTTGTCTATTGGTATCTATATTTCTCCTTTCTGCTGGTGGAGTTACTATATTACCTGCCCTAGAGATATATACAGTTTCAATAGAACCATCATCTAGTGTTATAGTTTTTGTATTTTCAAGGTCTTCAGGTAATAGAGTTCCTTTATCTATTTGTATTAAAGGTTTTTTACTCATATTATTTCTTTACATTATTTCCTTTTATTTTAAGTTTAATTGCCTCATTTGTTAAACTTATAATATGCTTCTTAAAATCAGGAACACTATTAAGTGAGAATACAAAGTTTATACTTTCCTTTTTATCATCCTTCTTAACATTAAGTGTACAGAATACACCTTTAATAATACGACCTGTTTTACCATCTGGAACACCCTGTACAACCATCTTTAGGTTGCCTATCTCATATCCATCGATAACACCTTCCTCTTTAATCTTCTTTGTTTTTGTAATCATAAATACATTATAGCATAATATGTATTATTTGTCAAGTGTTTTGTATGTAATTTAGAATAATAGTTATTAACAGGTTTATCCACATAGTTATCCCTTGACAAATGTTTTTAAATATGATATACTATAGACCTGAGTGAAAGGTGGGCGAAGTGATAAGCCTTCATTTGGAAGCCAACTTAAATTATCACGTTGTTTCGACTCTATACTAGGGGGAAGCATTATCAATATCATTCAACACTAATTTATAATTGTGATATTGACTGACACTGTTGTACGTCTTGAGATATGTGAACAGATAGAATTATAAGTTACTCTCTGAGAGAAAACAGAGTAAAGAGTAATATGTTTCATAGCCACACCATAGGCTATTGCTTCTCTCTACCTAAAAGGAAGCACGATATACCTTAACTATATATCTATACTTAATCTACACACTAGACGCTTAGATACTCAAAAAATACTTAAATATCTACTTACACCAAAACTAAAAATTTTGGTTTTCTTTTTATGTGCGTGTATCACATTATATAGTTACTTTATTATTGCGTGTAATACATTTATTTATGGAAATGTTGTAGTGGTATTTTAGCCCTATCACCGCCTCATAAATAAAATCGTTCCCCTCTCTCCGTCACCTATTTGACATAACAAAACATATGTGTCATTGACATAATGATATTGTGTGTTGTAATTTGTGGGCGTGTATATATATAGGCACACCCCTTTGTGTTTATTTGTCCTTGTTTGGTTTTGTTCGTGGTCTATTTGTCTGGGGGGATACAGAGAGGGGGATGCTAGTTATTGATACTATTTATCATTTATACATACATTTTTAATACATAACAATACAAGTAAACTATATAGAATATACATATTTACTATATGCGAATAACTTGCATTTAAAATATAATTAATAAATATATAATATAATAAATAATTACCTATTGACATAACACCATAAGTATTGCCAAACAGAATACAGAATATAAGCGTTATAATATAAGTATATTTTTATGATATAATTTATCTTATAATTGTATATCTGTGGATTTGACATTGATAGGGCAAATGTGTTGTAACGTTTTATACACTTGCATTGTTTTAAGAAGTATGCTAGCATTTAATTATGAATAAATATAGAGAACAAATGATGATGAGAAGTGAAGTATTATTAAATAAGTTGGTAGCAGAGAGAATTTGTGCAGTTAGTAAACCAATCAAAAGGTCGGTGTTAGAAAAAATACAATACTGGTTTAAAGGTAGGATTTATAGAATTAAAGATTTTATAAGTTATATAGGTGAATATAATGATATAGGTTAGTAAGTAGATGGGGGATACAATCGGAATTCACTTTATGAACTTCGTGGGTCATAAAGGTTGAAGGGAGAAAGTTAGTTTGAAACGATAACATTTTATCTATAGAGGTCAAGAGAGATAAACATTACAATTTAAACTATTCCCCACCTGCTTACTAACATAGAGATTAATTAGTGGCACAAGTGAGTAGTCCTCACATTATTAAAAAGCCATATAGAAAAATGAAATATAAATATGAAGATACATTTGTTCAAGAGATAGAGGGTAATGAGAAAGATAGTGCTAAAGATTGGTTATTAGGTATTGTATTAGGTTTATGTGTTCTATTATTAATAATTATAATATGGTAAATAAAATGAAATTATATAAAATAGTTCTTTTAGTTATGGTGTTGGTTATCGGTGCATATTATGGAGGTAGTTATTTTAATAGAGAGATAGTATATAGACAGATAGAGAAACAAGTTATCTTAGATAATCTAACAGCAAAAGTTAATGAACTTAAAGGTAGTCTAGTGAGTGATTTAAGACAATGTGAGAGTGCAGGAGCTAAAGAAAGTGATGGACTAGTAACGTTTGACCCACATCCAAAGAATAAGAAAGTTCAAATACCTAGTTTTGGATTGTATCAGTTCAAAAAGTCCACAGTTCAATTTTATTATAAGAAGTTTTATAATAAAGATATAACAGGAATGGAAGCTATACAAATTGCTCTTTCAGAAGCAAAAAGTGCAGAGTTGGCAAGTGAGATTATATTTAGAGATAGTGCATTATCTAATTGGTATAATTGTAGTAAGAAGTTAGGTTTGCAGTCGAGATTAAATATTATTAATGAACTTTTGAAATAAAAATATATGGGTGATATGACAGATAGTATTATGGATGTTATGTGGGGGTGGGAAGAAGATAGTTTTTCTGAGTTAGAACGAAAATGGGCTAGTGGTTGGCACGAAGACCAAAATGGTAAAAAGTGGAGATTAAAAGATATGACAGATTTTCATTTAAAAAATACAATAAATTATTTTAATGACCATGATTGTGATATAAGTCCATTATTAAAACAAGCTAAGAAAAGAAAATTACTAATTAATATTAAATAAAATGTCTGACTATAAAAAATTAAAAATGGGTGTGTGTGATAAGATAGGGTGTGAGGGTAATATACAATTTGATAAAAATAATAGTTATTATTATTGTATGGAATGTCATAAAATATGGAGAGAGGAAGATTGGGATTTATTTATGATGACTAATAAGGAAGAAGAATATCATTTCCCTGAAACAGAAGAAAATATAAATAAAATTAATAGTGATAAATATTGGAATCAATAATTTATAGTATATATGACATTATTAAAATTATTAAATCTAATCGGTTATCAAGTTTTTGAAACAGAAGAACCAAAAAGAAAAAGACTTGTTACTAATCACGCAATTAAAAGAGCAGAACAAAGAATACACCCACAAAGTTTATTAAAAATGGTTTCAGAGTGTGCGTTAGAGTATGGTAATAGTTCTGTATATTTTGATTATAAAGTTAGAAAAAATGAAACAGGTGTATTTGCTAAAAAATACAAAGGATATATTTTTGTATTTAGTAAAAATAAAAAATTATTAACAGTATATGCAGTAAACAATATTGCAGATATAATGATTACAAGAAAATGAGATACATTATTAAAATAACTAAAATAACCTTATATTTATTGACTATTATAGCGATATTGTATATTAGTCAGTTAGTGTGGGTAATATTAAAATGAATCCAATAATTAAATCAAAATATAAATGGTATAAAAATCCAATTAAATATTTTAGAGATAGAAAGAAAATTAAACTAATGAATATTATCTTTCTTGAATGGTATAATAAAGAAGGAAGAAAAGAAATAGATAAATGTAAATTAGATTTATTGTTGTATGGAACAGCTATTATGAGTAATGGTAAAAGAGTTAGTTATCATGAATTTTATGAAAATAAATCCAAGTAGATTAAGTAGAATAATTACAAGTCGTGAATGTATGAAGACAACAGATAGATTAATAGAAATGTATGATAGACTTACAGCCGCACAAAGATTAGAAATAAAAACAATGTTAATAGATAACAAGAATAATAATTAAAATAATTAAAACAATGAGAGAGAAAATAAGAAGATGTCTACATTGTAAAGATGTAATAAAAATTGGAATAGAAGATAAATACAGATTAAAAAATGTATGTAGTGCTTGGTGTTCAGATTTCTTACCAAAGAAAAATGAATTTAAAACTAAATGTAAATACTGTGATAACATTACAAGAAAGTTAAAAACTAAAAATGGTAAGAGTTATGCTTCAAGGAGGTGTGAAGAATGTTATATTAAAAAAGTAAATAAAATGTATACTCGTAAATCAAGAGCAATAAAGGTGTGGGATAATGTAGGTAGAACTTGTTGTATCTGTAAAGAATATAAGTTACTAGATAATTTCTATAATGAAAAAAGGAATAGATTAGGTAAATCTTATACTTGTAAAATATGCCACATTAAACTACACAATGACTACTATAAGAAGAATAGGTTAAAGATAAATAAATACATGGTCGAGAGATATAAAACAAAAAAGAATAATGTCAATAGTTAATAACTTGACTTTTATTAAAAATTATGATAGACTTAGATTATATGGAAGATAAAATATATTTATTCACAATTAAAGATAAGAATGGTAAGATAAGTAAATATGCTACAGCACAACTTTCTCAGTTCGAGGCTGAAGTGCTATGGAATGATGAAATATCAAATGACCATGATAATATCAATTATACTGTTAAAGAGATAACAGATGAGGTAAGTGATGATGTTATATGGTTTTAAAGGGAGTGTGGTATATCTAGTGCTGGTAAGGTTATTTAAGTATTCTCCTTACTAGCATTAGGTATATCACATAAGAGAACGCAATATTTAGATATTGCGTTATAAATTAATAATGTAATACGATATGAGAATACTAAAATATGATGATAAGTTAGTAGAAGAAATAGGGTATTGTAGAGATGAAAAAGTAGTTTATCTTAGATATATTAAAGATGAAGATAAACCTAAATGTGAATGTGGTAGAATTATAACCCAAAATAGAGATATTGATATAGTTGAGGGTTGTAGAAATTGGAATGAAAAAATTACAGGTGTAGACACATTAAAATAATATGAAATTAGAAACAGAAAATACAATAGACCAAGATATAATTGTAGTTACAACAAAGACAGTTGAGAAGTTACTTTCTATAAGTCCTGATTCTCTTTCTCTGTATCTATTTTATATTAAAAATGCTAAGATACAAAAAACAAACTCAATTTGGAACACTAATACATTTGGTATGAAAGGACTAAGTTGGGGTAACAAAAGATATAATGAAGCAAAAAAGGTATTAGTTGATAATGGATTTATAGAAGAAACATTAAGAAGGAATGATAAAGGGCAGATAATAGGACATTACCTAAAAATAAACTATATTTTTGGTAGAGAAACTGTTGAGGATATTAAAAACAACCAGAAGTGTCAAAACCCACAGGTGGATACAGCCACGTCTGGTTTTGAGGAGATAAATGCTTTAAGTAATAAAACTATAAATGCTTTAAGTAATAAAAAAGAAAGTAATGACTTTAAATCAATAGGAACATTATCGTTACCTAATGAATGGGGTAAATCACCTGTTCAAAGAGTTCTTTACTTTTATAGAAGGAATTATTACAATAAGTATGAAATAGCACTACCCTCGGCACTTTATGGTCGTAGTGGTAAAGTAATCAAAGAGTTACTTATTAGTTATACCGAGATACAACTTTCTTATTTGCTTATAGTTTTCTTTAATTGGAAAGGTATGAACGATAACAACGATAAGGAGATGAACTTTCTATCATCTAATGGATTTAATTTATCTTTATTTAAAGGAAGTATTGATAAATATGAAATCTATGTAAAGAATATCTGTGGATATAAAACAGAGTTTGATAATAGTGACGCATTATTAGATTTAGTGGTTAAACACTTTTTAAACTTATAATTATATGAATGTAGCAATAAAAAAAACTAAAAAAGGAGATATTGTATTAGATGAATATTATAATTTTGAAAGACCTATTGGATATATTCCTCCTTGTCATATAACAACAGAAGGTGAGATTAGAGATATTTGTAAGAAAAATAAAATACTCATTCAAAAAATTATTAGATATGATACATATAGAATAATAGGCAAAAAGGTTAGAATGAAAAAGACTTATGATAGAGCAAATGCTATATTAATTAATAGAAAATAATCTTATGACAATAGAAAAAATACCAGACCATTTCCATGATAATAAATTTGCAGGTAAATGGGTAATAAAAAGTAAATTCTTTACAATAGAAAAGAATAGTGATGGTGATGATGTTGCTTATATATATATCGCTAAGAGTATAGACCTAGTAACATTATCTAATTATTTCCTTGCTAAGTGGGAACAAATAGTTTCTGAAAAAGAGGCAACAGGTCCTGAGAATATTAAATTTTAGTAATTGACAAAATTAATTAATTATTGTTTAATAGTTTATCCACAGTCTATTGCTTGCTTTATTTATTGATTTGTGATACTATATAAGTATGAATAAATTTAAGGACAAATTTGAATTTAGGGTTTCCAAATTTAACGAGATTAAAAGAAGATTTGAATGGCAAAGAGATAGCCATAAACAGTTAGGTGATTATATAAATTTGTGTTATGCTATAAAAGGTCGCAAATATAATAAGAAAGATTTACATAAAGCATTTCTTAAATTAGTTAATAGAGAAGAGTTTGATTGGTCGGAACGTAACGACTATATAGAATACCTCTCTACAATATAAATATGAAAGATACAATAATTGATACAACAGAAGATTTATATTTGGAACACTCACAGCATTTAGTATATCAATCTAATTGTAGTGAATGTTATAATTGTCCACCAGAGGTTGAATTAGTAGATGGAATAATACAAAGAAAATTGAGTGATGTTAAAAATATTACTTCATTAATATCCCAAAAGTTAAACGAAGATAGTTGTGAGGTTGAAAGAGAAAGAGATGATTATCAATCTAATTTATATTAATATGACAAACTATTGGTGTGAAAATTGCGACAAAAGATGGATAGGAGATGATAATGATTTAACCTGTCCTGATTGTAAGTCAAGCGAGGTTAGGAAAACAATAGACTAAGACGAGGCTCGTAGAAGGGGATTATTAGAATAATTATAAGATACAAACTAAGTCCACTAGATGACAATAAACTCTAGGAATAAAAATGGTAAAAGTAATAAGTATAGATGGTGTTAATTATGTTAAAGAAAGTGATATTAAAAAGAGTGCTGAAACTTTAGATGGTATGAAGTATGTAATTATAAGAACACAAAATGCAGGTGTATTTGCAGGTTATCTAAAAGAAAAAACTAACGAAACTGTGATATTAAAAAATGCTCGTAGGTTATGGTATTGGTCTGGGGCTTGTTCTTTATCTCAATTAGCTATGGAAGGAACTAAAAAAGCAGGCGAATGTAAATTCCCTTGTGAAGTAGAAACAGTTGAATTAAACCAAGTTATAGAAATAATTGATACAACAGAAGAAAGTAGATTATCAATTAAGTCAGTTGCCATCTGGGAACAAAAATAATTTTATGAAAGAAACATTATTAAATGAATACCAAATGCGTGGCGATGGCTCTGGCGATGGCTATGGCTATGGCTCTGGCGATGGTTCTGGCTATGGTTCTGGTTCTGGCTATGGCGATGGCTCTGGCGATGGCTATGGCTATGGCTCTAGCTCTGGCTATGGCTATGGTGATGGCTCTGGCGATGGTTCTGGCTATGGTTCTGGTTCTGGCTATGGCGATGGCTCTGGCGATGGCTATGGCTATGGCTCTAGCTCTGGCTATGGCTATGGTGATGGCTCTGGCGATGGCTATGGCTATGGCTCTAGCTCTGGCTATGGCTATGGCTATGGCTCTAGCTCTGGCTATGGCTATGGTGATGGCTCTGGCGATGGTTCTGGCTATGGTTCTGGTTCTGGCTATGGCGAATAGAATAATTATAAGATATTGGTATGTTTATGCCTCGCAGTTCAAGGGGGAAAGCAATAGAAGGACTGTCTTGTTGCCCCAGTAAAATAGTGAAGACCTTGAACGGAGGCATAAGCATATCAATTAAACTATATGAAAAACAAACATAAAAATCAAATACAAGACAATGATTGTTGTTACAAGGCAGTATTTGGCTCAGACATTTTTAAAATGAGAAGATTAGGTAGATGTCATTATATTTGTGATTACTGTGGTAGAGATGTAAGTATGTTGTGGGCTTTTTATCAATTAAGTTTAGAGGAAACTAAAAACATAAAGTAATATGAAAATAGAAACAAAATGGTGGTTAGACAGACTAACCGAGTTAAAAAATAACTCAATAAATAGTTATGAAAAGAGAATGTATTCTAAACAAATTAAGAATATAAAAGAAGGTAATTGTCCTTATGGGTGTATTAAAGAAAAAGATAATAAAAAATAAATAAAATATATGAGAGAAATAAAATTTAGAGCGTGGGATAAGGAACATAAAATAATGTTTAGTGGTATACCATTTCCAAATGATTGTGCAGGTGATTTAAATTGTGGAGAGTCTAGTTATTATGTAGATGAAGAAACACAAAAAGAATTAAAAACATGGGATTGGGAGTTTTGTGATTGGATGCAATACACAGGACTTAAAGATAAAAATGGAAAAGAGATTTATGATGGGGATATTTTAGAAAATGATACTGAATGGTGGGAAGTTGTTTGGGATAATGAACAAGCTCGTTGGGAATGTAGCCCAATAAAAGATGGGAATGTATATCTTGCATTAAGTGAAATTGCTGATTCTATTGATACAAGTATTCAAGGCAACATCTACGAAACACCAGAATTATTAACTAACTAAATAATTATGATTAAAATAATAAAAGAACAACCAGACTTCTCAAAATTTAATCTAGGAATGTTCCGACAATGGTTTGGTGAATTACCTAAAGACGAAATTTTCACAGCAGAGCAAATATGGGATATGTTAGACCAAGCCTGTCCTTTATTACCCAAAACAACCTCAAGGACATCAGGAAGTAAACCAGTAAGTCTATTAGGAGAAACAACACAATGTATTATTGAAGATGGGAAATTTATAATTAGTGGAACTAAATAACATGGATAAATATATAAACAAAGTAATTCAAGGAGATTGTTTAGAAGTAATGAAAGACATACCAGATAATTCGGTAGATTGTATTATTACTTCACCACCCTATAACAAACATAGTGCAAATAGAAAATGTGGTAAGACAGATAGTTGGCAGAAAGCAAATATAGATTATGGTGATTTTAAAGATGACTTACCCGAAGAAGAATATCAAGAGCAACAAAAACAACTAATAAGAGAAATGGTTAGAGTTATAAAACCAAAAGGTAGTATATTTTATAATCATAAACCAAGAGTAAAAAATCATAAATGTATCTTACCTTCCGAGTGGTTAAAAGAGTTTAATATAAGACAATTACTTATTTGGGATAGAACAAATTGTATGCAACTTGCTCCAATAAGATGGTTTCCAACTACGGAACATATTTATTGGATTACTAAAACAAATATACAACCAAAGTTTTATAAAAGAAGTAAACATCAACTTGAGGTTATTAGAATACCTCCTAAACCAATGAAAAACCACCCAGCTCCATTTCCTGAAGAACTTGTAGAAACTTTAATGTTAAATACAACAGATGAAAATGATATAATTTTAGACCCTTATATGGGTAGTGGAACTACAGCTTTAGTTGCAAAGAAAAACAATAGAAACTATATAGGTATAGAAATCTCACCAGAATATATAGACATTATAAATAAAAGACTAGAATAAATGATTACAACCATAACAAGCATGAGAGATAGTGTAGGAGGGCAATATAAAATCCCAAATAAAGACGACCTCAATATGTTTGTTGAGGAGGTATACAAATGGTCTGAAAGTAAAGATTTCTTTAAAATAAATAAGAACTTATCAGATGAAACAATTAAACATTTTAATCTTGGTTTTGATTTCTATAGACACAATATAATTATACCTGAATACAAGAATAAAGAATTAGTAAATTGGGCATATAGAGCATTAGAGAATAATCCAAAGATTAAATATGCAAAAGAGAAAGGATGTGAGGTCTGGATATTCAATGAGGAGGGTATAGAGAAAGCAAAGAAGAAAGGAAGTGTCCTAGTTGTTAGTAATCAATTTGATGCTATGTCAGCGTGGCAAGCATGTATAGATATTGTGGTAAGTGTTCCAGTAGGTAAAGATGGAACAGGTATGTGGATGGAATTATTTGATAACATACCTAAAGTCTATACTTGTTTTGAAAACAATAAACAAGGTAAAAGAAATGCTTTAGATTTTAGTGAAAGGGTTGGTTCAGATAAATGTTTTGAGATAACATTACCATCTGATATAGTAGACTTGAATGATTATTTCAAAAAGAATGACGTAACTCAGTTTAGAGAATTATGGGGCAAAGCTAAACCATACTACACATATAAGTATAAAGGACTAGGAGATGTTATAGAATTGATGAGAGAGAAGAAAGAGAATGTCTATAAATTTAAATGTATTCCTTATGTTGAGTTTGAAGAAGATTGGATTGCTATACTTTCGGGGGTTTCAAATGCTGGAAAAACTACGATAGTTCTAAATATTGCAAATGAATTAGCAGAACAAAATATTCCAGTTCTAATACTACCATTTGAAAGAGGAATAAAGACAGTAGGTAAAAGATTTCTACAAGTGAGAACAGATAAGACACAGTATGAATTAGATGAGTTTGATAATAATCAATTAGATGAACTTGTAAAAGATGTATCCGAATTACCTATTTATTTCTCTATACCATCAAGAGAACAGATTAGAGATACAATAGCAAGAGCAAAGAAAATATTTGGCACAAAAGTTGTAATTGTAGACCACTTAGATTATCTTGTTCGTAAGTCTACAGAAAATCATAATGTAGAAACATCAAATACATTACAAGAGTTTAAGAGTTTGGCACAAGAGTTTAATATCCTATTCCTTATTGTTCATCATATAAAGAAACAAGAAGGTGTTGGTAGTGTTCCAAAGAAACCTAAGATGGAGGACTTAAAAGGTAGTTCATCTACATACCAAGACCCTGAGGCAGTAGTGATGTTATCAAGCCCAGAGAAAGGACAGCTTGAAGTAGATATTGTAAAGAATAAAGGTGAGATGGGTAGTAGAATATATAACTTTAATACAATGACAGGTAAGATAGGTTTACCAATAGAGTTTACTACTGAAACATCTATTCCTACATTCAAAGAGAAGAATGAACCAAAACAGAGTGGACTTGATAACTGGTAGAAAATGTGGTGTATTTTAAAAAGACTTGATTTTATAACGATAATATGATATAATGGGTCTAGGTCGGTGGACTTATGTGCGATTAAAAAGATAATTAAAAAATAAAAATGATAAAAAAAATAAAAGTGGAAAATGTGTTTATAAATGATGAGAAAGAAATAACATCAAAGAAAGATGGTAAGAAATATAATTTATGTGATGTAAGTATTAAGAGTGCAGATGATTGTCCTAATTATCCTGGTAAATGGTTAAAGATGACTATGTTTGAGTATAAAGATGAGAAAGACCCTAAAAAGAATAAGACAGCATCAGCAAAGGCAGAGAATTTTAAAGAACTAACATTAGGCAAAGAAATACTTGTAGATGTAAAAGAAGAAGAATGGAAAACAGAAGACAAGAGTGGGGTTAATCTTATCTTTAAAACATTATCAAAAAAAGAAAAAGAAGTTGCAGAGCAATTCTTAAAATAATATGAATATATTTAAAAAAATAAACAAAGTTTACGATGAAGTATTTTATAGAAAATGGAGTGAAGGTAGTATTTTTTCAAGAATAGATGACTTATTTAAATTAATAAATGCGAAAGATGAAAAAATATCTAAATTAAATGATAGTATTAAATTAATTAAAGATTATTTAGGTATAATTGAAGAAACAATTACAAGTGAAGAAATACCAACTAAATCTTGTTTTAATCTTCTTACAGGAGAAAGGGTTGGTGGAGGTTCAATAACAAGACTTGTAAAAAAGACTAAATCTAAGAAGAATAAATAATATGAAACTATTTCCTAAAGACGAAAACTTTATAATTAATCTTGAAGCATCAGGGCTTGGAAGATATAAACTTGATGGTAAGTCATTAACAGGATGCACAACTATCACAGGGATGCAAGCAAAAGGGTTTCTTATTAACTGGTCTGCTAGTGAAGCATATAAAGATTGTCTGACTCTATCTAAAGACAAGATTGCTGAAATAATAAAGAATAAGCAATATGCTCATACACGTAAATCAGATAAAGCAAAAGATAAAGGAACTCTAGCACACGCTCAAGTTGAGAAGTTTATCAATCATTACATAGATACTAAAGAGTATCTTAAACTAGAGATTAAAGATGAAGAAGTTAAAACATCTGTTGATAGATTTATAGAATGGGCTAGGAATAATAAAGTAGAATTTCTAGGAAGTGAGGTTTCAGTTTATTCAAGAGAACATTGGTATGCCGGCACATTCGACTTTGTCTGTATACTTGATGGAAAACTCTTACTTGGAGATTTTAAAACAAGTAAGCAAATTGACGACACTTACTTTGCTCAAGGTGCTGGATATGCCATAGCAGTAGAAGAAAGTAATCCTGAGGTAAAGTTTGATGGGATAGTTATAGTTCGTTCTATACTAGCAAAAGAAGGACAGACTTGGTATGAGAAGTCCTCTAATGGTGGGGCTAAGAGAATGACTAATGAAGCATTTGAGGTGGCTATAAGTTATAACATAGAGAAAGAGAAAGCATATTTCCTATCACTACTAAATATCTATCGCTATAGTAAGAATGCTGAGATTAAGAAATGGTATAAAGCAGAGCATATTGAACACTACAACGAAGAAGATTATCCAAGTATTAATTAAATAACACTATGACAATAATATTTACAATCGCCTTATTACTATTAATTTTAATTGGAATAAGAGAAGTGGTATCTTGGGTTTTTAATTATATTGAAGATTATAGATATAACAAGGAAGAAGAAAGGTTGTTAAAAAAGTAACAAGAGATTAATTATCAAGACTTTCTTGAAATGCTTGCTTTAGAGCAAAAGGCTTATAAGGAAAAGAAAACAGTTAAGAATAGTAAAAAGGGCTTGACAAAAGGTAAATAATATGCTATTATATAAAGATATGAATATAAAAACAACATCAATCATAAATAGGTTCGCAAAGGGTATTATAGGTGGTGCAGTAGCTCAAATGTCTATTGTAGCATTAACACAACCATTAGTATGGTCTGATTTCAATAGCATATTAAATGCTCTTGGTCTAGCCTTTACTTTCGGTGCGATGACAGGTTTACTTCTTGCTTTGCAGAAGTTCGTTAGTTGGGAAGAATAAACGCTTTCTAGGGCTATAACCTAGAAATCTATGTTTACAAAAAATATAATAGTGAGTCTTGTGCTTATAACCTCCCTGTTAGTTAATCCTACAAAGGTAATAGCCGAGCCACTAGAGATAGTAAATCCAATAGAACTTACAAGAAATGGTCAGATACAATACTTTACTACACTATATGGTGCTAATATCAATATTGTAAATAAAGTAATTGAATGTGAGTCTAAGGGAATACACGGAGCAGTTGGTGATTCAGGACTAAGTAATGGAATCTTTCAGTTTCAGAAGTCTACATTTTATAGAATGGCAAAGATTTATGGAGAAGAATTAAATTACAGTTCTGAATATGACCAGTTGAAGTTAGGAGTGTGGGCTATGTCTAAACCAGAATTAGCAAGAGAATGGACATCTTATGTAGCAATCCAGAAAGGTGGAACATATACATTTTACTCACGACAACTAGGTAAAACCTTTACTGTTAAATGTAAATTATAATAATTGAAGAAATTTATTTTTCTTCTTACACAATGTAACACAATGGATAAAACATTAAGGAAGATTAAGATGTTCGCGATAGATACTTCACAAGATGACTTTGTAAGCCTACTTGGAGAATTTAATTCAATAGAAGAAATAATAATAAATCCTGCTGATTATAGTAGAGATGTTAGATTAGAGTTTGAGGAATACTATATAGGAGGTGAAGAATAATATGAAAAAAAGAAAACTACCATTAAATAGTGAAGGACAACCATCAAGGAATGAACTAACATTATCAGCATTTGCAGGATATTGTATAGAACATCCAGAGCAGAGGTTCTTTCAGGCACTTACTAACTTTATGGGATTATATAAGATAGGATATTTTGATGGTCAAAACTGGCACGATATGTGGAATATGGAGGAAGGTATAGATTATAAAATTAAAAAATAATATGGATACACCAGAAAAACGTAAAGCAACACCTGTTTTTAGTGGTGTGTTAAGATACTTCCCACTAGCAATACAAGAGATTGCAAGAGTTTCACTTGCTGGTAATGAACAACATAATCCAGGAACTCCATTACATTGGGATAGAAGTAAATCAATGGATGAAGCAGACGCACTTACTAGACACCTAATGGAATCAGGAACATTTGATTCTGATGGGATAAGACACTCTGCAAAGTGTGCATGGAGGGCACTCGCATTATTGCAGAAAGAACTTGAAGATGATAAAAAATAAAGAACCTAGTATTATTGTATTTGATATAGAATCCAGCCCATCTAAAGGATATTTCTTTGGTGGAATATGGGAAACAAATATAATAAAAGTATTAGAATATGAAACCATTGTTTGTTTCTCTTACTGGGATAATAAAACTAATAAGGTAAAGAATATAGCACAATGGGATTTTAAAGAATGGAAGAAAGGTGTATGGAATGATAAAAGTATTGTTGAATACTTTAGAGAGATAATAATTAAATATGATATTATCGCTGGACAGAACTCTGACCAATTTGATATTAAACTATTTAATGCAAGATTAGCTTTCTGGGGATTTGAACCTATACCTGAAACAAAGACACTTGACACAAAGAAGATTGCTAAAAGTAAATTAAAACTACCTAGTTATTCATTAGAGGTTATGGCTAATTTCTTTGGATTAGAAGGTAAATACCATCACTCTGGTTTGGATATGTGGTTTAAATCAAGAGATGGAGATAAGAAAGCACAAAAGGAAATGTCTTACTATTGTAATATAGATGTAGTAAAGACTAAAGATGTTCTATTGAAGTTACTACCTTTTATGAAGCAGTTTAACGATTTTAAGATAGCAAGAGAGGATGGTATTATTTGTTCTAACCCATTATGTAACTCATTAAATCTTATTAGACACGATAAAAGACGTAGAGTAGTTGGTGGATATAAGAATCAATATCAATGTAAAGATTGCCACAAATATACCACCGATACTAAACTTATTAAAGATGAAAAAACAAATAAAAGTAACACCTAAACAATTACAAATTAAAATATGGGAAGAGTGTAAAAGAATAATTAAAATAAGATATGGTAATGAGTGCTATACTTGTGGTATTAAAGATTTAAAAGGAAGTAACCGACATACTGGACATTTAATTCCAAAAAAGTATCTACCATATCAATATAAGTATGATTTAAGATTTCTAAGACCACAATGTTATAATTGTAATATGAATCTAGGTGGAATGGGTGCTATTTATTATGATAATTTATTGTGGGAAATAGATAAAAATGATTTATTTAACTTCGTTACTGATGTTCAAAAACAAAAAAAGCTACAACAGGAAAATAAACCTAAACAAAAAGAAGTAGTTGAGTTTTATAGTAATCTATTAGAAAGATTAAAACTAATTAATAAATAGAAATATGAATATAAAAGCATTCCCAAAAATATTTGCATTAGGAACAGATTATGTTTCAAAAATTGCAGATAATGAAGTAGAAATAACAGAAAAAATAGATGGTTCACAGTTTTCATTTGGTAAAATAGATGGGAATTTAATGACTCGTAGTAAGGGTTGTATGATTTTTGAAGGAGAAAGTAATAAGATGTTTAATTTAGCAACAGATTATGTTCGTTCTATTTCAGATAAAATACCAGATAATACAATTTTTTATTGTGAATACCTACAAAAACCAAAACATAATTCTTTAACTTATGATAGAGTTCCAAAAAATAATTTAATACTATTTGGAGTATGTGATAATACTGATAAATTTATATCTAAATATGAAGAATTATTAAAGTTCGGAGAACTATTAGATATAGAAGTTGTTCCATTACTCTATAAAGGAAATATTGAATTAAAAAATATAGAATTTTTTGACCAGTTACTTGATAGAGAAAGTGTATTAGGTAAAGCAAAAATAGAAGGGTTTGTTGTTAAAAACTATGAACAAGCATTTTTATTAGGAGGACAACCAATACCCTTAATGTCTAGTAAATATGTTTCTGAGAATTTTAAAGAAGTTCACAGAAACACTTGGGGTGTAGAAAATGAAAGTAAGAGTAAATGGGGATTGTTTATTGATGGGTATAAAACAGAAGCAAGATGGTTAAAATCAGTTCAACATTTACAAGATAATGGATTACTTGATAATTCTCCAAAAGATATTGGTAATTTAATAAATGAAGTTAAAAAAGATATTCAAGATGAAGAAAAAGAAATTATAAAAGAATTTCTGTATAGAGAGTATAGTGGTGAATTATTTAGAAAAGCAGTTAGTGGGTTACCTGAATGGTATAAAAAATACCTAATAACTAGATAACTACTTGACAAGTAATACAAAATATGTTATAATAGAGATATGGAAACAAGTAAAGAAAACAAGACAGCATCTATCAACATAAGAGTTTCTGAAAATGAAAAAGAAATGTTTGTTATTGATGCTAATTCACAAGATAAAAGTATATCAGAGTTAGCAAGAGAAAAGTTAGGATTTGAGGTATAGTCTGACAAGCATAACCCAAACATCTTGGAGAGTAATGCCTTTAGGCAAAGAGTGGGTTCGATTCCCACTTTGGGTTTAAGAAATAGTTCTTTAAAATTAAATAGTTATATTATGAAAACAAAAGAGAGATTAGAGAGAGCAGGTTGGAAGTTTTTAGTATCCTTCAGCTTTAACACAGAACTTTACACCAGAAAGAATCTTCGTATTCTATATGATGTTAATAAAGATGAAGTTATATCTTATTATGATACAACTTCTAACGAGCCACACCGTTCCAAAATGGTAAGTGCCTATAGATTAGATATTTTCTGTAAAAAATTAAATTCTGGGTGATGAGAACAAATCAAACCTATGTAGAAAATCTTATTTCTTTATTGGTTAATAAAGAACAAGAAATCAAAGACCTTATGCTTTATATCAAACAACTTGAAAAAGCATACAAAGAGCTTGCTCTTAAATACAATGATATAGTAAAAAAATACTATACTAAGAATAAACGAACAATAATTGGTTACAAAAAAGGAAATTACAATGAGCCACAAGAACCAAAAAAATAGGAAGGTAAATAAGAAACCTACGAAACACCATCTTATTCCTAAGGAACGAGTTAAGTTACACAACATTCCTGAGAATGAAGTTGACCGTGATTATAACCGAGTTCTTATGTTATGGAGAAGCAAACACGATGCTTTTCATATTCTGTTTCATAATATGACTCTCGGTGAAATCATTTTAGTCCTACAAAGGATTGAAAGGATTAAATACAAAACCCCTATTGAAAAATAAGGGTTTTTTTACTGCTTTTTGACGTAAATCGGCACTTTTTTGCGATTTAAGGGATTTAAGGTATACTAGTATAACCAAATAGAACTTGATTTTGAATTATCAAGGTCAAGATGAATATACTGTGAATGAATACCTATTCTCTTAAAACCATGTAGAAAAGCACTACTTATTATCTTCATTCTCTTTGTGCTATCAATGCACTTAATATCTACTGCTAATCTAAGTATATGTGAACTATCTTTCACGCTATCTTTAAGTAATGAGTTCTCTGTCGGTGTTCTATATCCACTATTTATAATAAAAGGAAAGCCACACTCACCTCTTACTATGTCTAGTTTATCTACAAGTCCTTTATTTAGTTCTGATACTGTATGTCCATTGCTACCTGTACTTTCTGTTAGTTTAAAATACTTCCAAGTAGATGTTTGTGTTTCTTTAAGATATGGTTTAAGTAGAGCAAGTTGCTGTGAAAAGTTGCCATCAATTGCATAAGGATTATCATTTTTGAAATAAAAAGTTGGTGATGAGAAATCTAAAACATTTTTAATAAATACACCTTTGTCTGCCATAGTTTTAAATACAAGGGCGTGTAATAATTCGTGGACTATTGTCTTCCATGAATACTCTATATTATCCTCTAGTGGATTAACTGAAACATAACATACTCTCATTTTATTTGAATAAGGATATGTTGAACCATAAACAGGGAATGTCCCTTGTTCGTATATTAAAACAACTACATCATAAATACCTTCATTAGGTTTGAATAAGGTATCATTTTTGTAGTCTTTATCTGTATTTTCTATATCAATAGTAGGAATTATGTCTATATAGTTCTTAACAAAATCCCCATTAAAATAAGGAATTACCTTTTCAATATCATCATCTATAGGTGTCTTAATAGATGAATGTTTATATATCTTTATCTTGAATGTATTCATTATTTAATTATTTTATTTACTTTTTAAAATAAACGACAATATGGCAACTATAAAAGCACTAATAACAAGCCATTTTATTTTCTTTAGTTGGTCCTCGTAATCTTTTGAGGCATATCTAGTATCAAACTTTTCAGTTAAAACCTCAGGTAATTTAGCAATACTAATTTGAACTTCTTCTAATTTATCCCCGAACTTCTCGAGTTTCTCCATCATTTTTATTTGTGTAGTTTCTAAACTAGAAACCTTAATTGATAATTCTTCTTTTTTCATGTTATTTATATTTTAGTTATCTAATTGAAGTCTTGTACCATCTGCACGAGTCCAATAAATATGGTTAGCATCTGCCTCTATATTCCCTGCTACTGGAACTGTAGCAATAACCCCAGAAGGTATTTTAAGTGAAGCTGTATTTGCTGTAGCCGTAGAAGCAGGTAAATGTAGTTTAGCTGTCGGTGCTGTAGTCCCGATACCAACATTGCCGTTGTTAGACTCAATAAATATATTATCTGTGTTATTTGTTCTTATTGCTAAGTCGTGATTTGTATTTGTTCCTAAATACATTCTTGTATTTGTTTCATCATAACCTATAACAGCTGAAACTTGACTTCCATCTCTTCCAAAGGTTGCAATATGATTAGATGTTCCTAATGCTGTTGTAATAACCTCAACGTGTAATGGTGTTTCTGGTATCATAGTGCCTATACCTACGTTTTTGCCATTATTAAAATAACTATGATTAGAATTACCTGCAATATATACTGTAACACTTCCACCAGAATTATATAATGAAAAATCTCCTCCTGATGCATTTCTTATTCTTGCTACACTTAAACCGCCAACTTCGTGTATTATGAAATTACCACCCTTAATATCTAATAATTCACTTGGTGCTGTAGTTCCTATCCCAACATAACCATTCAATTTCTTTATTATCATTCTCGCATTGGAATTATTACCAATACGTAAATCGGGGTCGCTCATAATATCCCAATAACTAAGTGAACCTATATTATTAATTCTTAATCCACCAGACCAAGCTCCTCCAATTTGAATTATCTCTAACTTCGCCTCTGGACTCGTCGTCCCAATGCCGACATTGCCTGAAAAATCAGCTCCGCCAGCAACACTTAATTGACTAGATGGAGAACCTGTTCCAATTCCAACTTTGCCACCAACTTTTAACATTATATTTGGATTTCCTCCATTCCAATCACCAATTGCCAAATCCTTATAAACTGAGCCTGTATAAGCAAATAATCTTCCAGCATCGCCTGTTGTGTAATAATACATTGCTGTATAGGAACCAATAGTTGTTGGCCATGTTGGTGCACCCGTAGAAATTACTGCGCTATTAGTTTTTATTATTCCATTTGTATCTAAAGGAAAACCTGGTGCTGTCGTTCCAATCCCGACGTTGCCGTTATCTAATTGCACAAAGTTACTAGAATTTTTCACTATTTTGCCTGTTGTTCCATCATATAGGACTACACCCATATCTATAGCAGAGGTTGGACCTGCGACCTTACTTGAAATATCTGGTA